ACCCGAAGCAATAGAATCAATGTCAAGTTGTGGAACCTCATCTTCATCAATAACGCTACCGTCAGAAAGCTTGCCTTTTGCTGCTTTCATATCTGCTGCAGCAACCGCCCCCGCAGTCTTAACAGAGTCGTAGGTGTGTGTCGCCTTGGGAGCTACAGTGGCAACCGTGGCGGCTTTGTTATTGACCACAGACTGCTTACCGTACTTGGAAGCGTTGGGGTCGATGATCGTGCCCGCTGTATTAGCATTAATAACAGGGGTGACGGCTGAAAGGGTCGTGCCCTTCCCTATCGTCGTATTAGGGTTCGACGCGTACGTACCAGCTACGTCAGCGACATTTACTTCACCAGCGCCCGGTGAACCGGCAACAACTTTGGTCACGGGGATAGCCTTTGCAGGGGTTGCTGCCGCAGGGGTTGCAGCAGTGGTTGTCTTAGCAGGAGTAGTAGTAGCTTTTGCAGGGGTCGTAGTCTTCTTAGCAGCAGCAGCTTTCTTTGCAGCAGCATCCTTAGCTCTCTGAATCCTTGGATCAACCTGAGGCTTCCAGCCCGGAGCGCTAGAATAGCCTTGTCCAGTACCGTAGCGTTCATTCATTTCACCGGGCATTATTTGACTCCTGCAAATATGACGTGAATTTTATCCCAAAAAGTGTACAGTGTGAGGAATCCTCCGCCAACTGCCCAAATCCAATGTGTCTTAAATGTAGTGATGACGTTTCGATATGTCTCACGCTCTTGGATGAGGGTTCTTAAGATTTCATATTCACTACGAGGTAGTCTGACGTTGACAATCTCATCCTGTTTGTTCAACTCATCTTCTGTCATTTCTTTATTATCCTTGCCACTTTAGAGACTGTAGCTTCGATAAAGAAACCAGAGAGGACTATCATGCCTAGATTGGCAAGCTCTGGGCCTAGGGAATCAGTAACTCCCCAACCCAATACCTTATCCCAAATAACCAGCTTGGCATTGTATATGAGAAATGGAGCAGCATACAAGAGGCGCACCCATCGCTCAGTAGGAGAGGATTGGCTCGCAAGTATAATGCTCTTTCTAGACTCAAGTAGGTTGATTCGTTCATCAGCGGCAATCCGTTCTTTATCATTCTGTGCATTTATCTTGGATTGGTAGGCTTCTTTAATATCACTAGAGATACCACGTAGGGGTCCGCTAAACAGACCAATTAAGAACTTGAATAGCAGCCCCATATCGCTTATACCTTCTTTTCGATAATAGCTTCGACAGCGTTTACTGTAGTAGCCTGATCGATGTTGTCATTTTTAATTACAGCAGTCGCACGCGCAGCAGCAACCTCACGGGCCTTCTTGTCTTCGTACTTATACCAAAGGTACGTACCAATAGCAGTCAGAAGACCAACAGCGGCATCAGCCATTGAAGAGTCCATCAGACCACGATTCATCATCCAACCGGTCAACAGCAACATGCAGTACCGGATAATAACAGTCATTTCCATTATTTTTTACCTTTGAAGAAATCGAGTATAAGATTGAATATAGAGGCTAGGAGGCCACTTGTAGCGCTTCCGTCAGTTTCCGAGGGTTGGATACCATCATCCCACGGATCGGCCTGTACGGGCTTCTCTGCCTTCGTATACGTATATCCAGCTTGACGGAGACCAATCTCCAGCCAGACAGCGTAGTTAGCGATGACCGCAGCCTGATCCTGACCGTTGATTACTCGACGGGCTTGCTCGTACTCTTTACGATCCTCAGCTTCAGTCTCATCAATATTGTCGATATAGTTACCGAGGTCCTTACCAGTAAACCAACCATGCTTCATGCCGTGGAACATAATCCAAGCAGAGAGCGTCTGGTCGAGAGCCTTCTCAGGATGGACCGTCAGATCAATCCCGGTAAGCTCTTCTGCCTTACGGTAGTTAGAACGGCCAGTCATTTGAACGTAACCACGACCGCAGAACTTAACGCCGTCACCATCCTGAGTATTACCAAGTGCCTTGGCTACTGCAGGGCGATCACCATGCTTGTCGTACAACCGGAAGAACCGGCTATCGGAACCATACTCTTTAATAGGCTGCATCTGGTGAGCAGTCTCAAGCCAGACAGTAGCTAGGATATACGCTAGCTCCTGAAGCTCGACTTCCCACTTCTGAGCTTCACCAATGATGAACTCAAAACCTCTAACATTTTCTTCTGTAAGAGCGAACTTATTTCGAATAGTATTAAAAAAGGTTTTGAAATCCATCATATTACCCACAGTGTAGAGTGCACGGAAGAAGATACGAGCCGTCATCGTAGACATGCTGTACTTCAGTCGAAGTGATTTTAGCCACGGTGTTAGCACCGAGGTATGCTTGTTTCTGGACACGACCACAGCCGTCTCCGTTGCTTTCGATATAGTCGCCAATCTGAGGGGCAGTGCCCTTAGCCATGCGGATCACGAAGGCTCCAATCGAACCGATAGAGCAGTCATTCGCATGAACCTCTTCAGGGTCATCATAGATTTCCCACCAAGCGAAGACACCGTAAGCAGCTTTGGAACCAACCTTGTCGCTGATCTTGAAGCACGGCAGACGCTCGTTGTCCTTAGGGTCTTCACCCGGCCACTGAGCCATCTTAGACACCGACTCGACAATCGTACCCCGAGGGATATAAGGCTTGCTTCCGTCTTCCAACATGCTCCAGTGGCAACCAAAGAAGGCATTGAAAGCCGTGGTCGCACCTGAGATAGAGATACTACCTTGGACAGCACCGACAGCAGCGATGTTGAGTACAGTACCAGCAGCGACACGGTGGATAGAGTGAGTACCAGCGGTAGACATATAAGTCGTACCGTTCTGACCCGCAGCCCAACCTACGTTCGTATTGCCGACACCCGGAGTAGCATCATTACCCGGACCAATCGATACGCGGCCTTCTTGAACCCAAGTGTTGTTATACAGGATGTTCTGGGAACCAAACTCCATAGCCTGCTCAAGAGAGCCGCCCGTCATAGTCTGGATGATAACCCTAGTATCCTCAGAACCGGCAGTCGGGTCTTCTATAACAGCATACAACGTTGCCGCTTCGAACTGATCCAGACCAGCATCTGTACCCATCCATTCGATGGCACCAATAGAGTCACCAGTCAGAGGTGTAGTCGATACGCGATTGAGTCGGATAGTCGGACCCTGAGTCGCGCTATCGTCTGCTCTTATGACATCGAGACTCGTACCGTAGATAGCTTCAGCAGTCAGTGTACCTTCGATAGTAGCGTACATGGTGAGTTCCATGTTCTCGCCACCGAAGGAAGTCGAGTTAACTCTCGTACCAGTCTGACCAGTCAAAGTCAGGCCAACGTTATCGAACTCCCAAGCAGGAGTCGCATTCTGCATATTAAGAGATAGTACGTCAGCAGCAATAGCAGCCCTCTTCGGAGCCGAAGCGTGAGTACCACCCCAGCGACACGGACGAAGGCAGTATCGATATCATTATGGAACGAGAACGAGCTAGCCTGCCCGAGGGACAAACTAGATTGATCTAAACCGACGATACCAGACATATCGTTAGCGTCAGTAATGACGACACCCGAAGTCTGAATAGCGCCTGTGATACCGTTGAACCGAGGAACAGTATTGTCTACAGTCGTAGAGATACCGAACAGAGAGGTTCTCGCTGCCGTATCGGTCGTAGCGTTTGTTCCGCCGTTGGCGATAGGCAGAACACCAGCAGTACCAGTCGTCAGCGAGATTTTAGGACCGTTACCAACACCACCATCGTGAGTATGACCGGTACTGCCAGAGAACGCAGCCTGAAGGGCATTGAACTCGGCGTTAAGAGGAGCAGCAGTAATAGGCTGTCCAGCCTGAATATTAGCAGCAGATTGTCTTACAAAACCAGCCATGTTTCCTTATCCACAATGAAGAGTGCAGGGTAATAGATATGATCCATCGTCGTAGACGTACTGGACCTGTGTAGAAGTAATTTTAGCAACCGTGCTAGACTTCAGGTTGTCGCTCTTTTGAACACGACCTGTACCATCACCATTACTCTCGATATAGTCACCACGTTCAGGGTTTTGATCTTTATGGATACGAATGACGAAAGCTCCGAGGGAACCGATCATAGCATCATTCATAAGAACCCGAGGGTCTTCACCATCGCCTATCCACTCATCATCGATATCCCAAGCAAAGAAGACACCATAGACCGATTTACTTCCGGCCTTGTCTGAAATCTTAAAGCAAGGAAGACGTTCGTTACTCTGAACTCCTTCGTGAGGCCAGATAGACATCTGATCAATCGATTCACAGATCGTACCCGGAAGGATATCTGGTCTGGAGTTATCAGCAAGCTGTGCCCAGTGACTTCCAAAGAACGCGTTGTAAGCAGTAGTTGCAGCAGCGATAGAGATAGAACCTTCAGTAGTACCCGCAGAAGAGAAGATTGCAACAGTGCCATCTACAGTTCTGTTGGAATACACAGCAGTACCAGTAGAACTAAAGATACCCTGACCAGCAGTCGTCAAACAAGCCCCAACCGTATTGTTACCAGTACCGGGGGCACTTGTCGTATTCTGGTTCATTCGAAGAGCGCCTTCGAAGTAATTCGTCGTAGCAGCCGAAGTCGAGAAGAATCCCGTACTCGTAGCACAACCAGCGACACCGAAGGTAATACCATCACCTACCGAAAGGTCAGTACCGATGACGACAGCACCACTACCCGAGTTAAGAGTTAGTGCAGCAGCAGCACCGTTGCTACGGGCAATGATTTCGTTATCATCAATGATGACGTTAAGAGCGTTAGACGCACCGACTTGGAATGCATGATCTGAAGATACGAGAGAAGCGTCGGTAGTACTTGTCAACCGAAGTCGAAGAGACTGTACGTTAAACGTATTCGTAAGGTTGGGTGTAAACAGATCACCCAAGAAAGCACTCTGAGTTCCACCAAGCTGTAGTACAGGCGAGGGAGTGCCAGAGACCATGACGTTGAAGTACATACTCCCACGCTCGTTGCCGAGAGTCAGATCATCAATGCCAGCGTAAATCTGACCATAAGACTTACGAGCTAAAAGACTATCATTGCCTTCAAAGTGGATAGCACCGAGAACATCGGTAATCGCAGGCGTAGGTGAGTTGCGGTAGATAAACAGATTAGGGTCTAGAAGTAGGGCACCTGAGTCTTCTGTACCGATCAGCGTCAGGTTGTTATCAATCCCAACAGCTTCGTCAAACATAGCAATATCGTTGAATGTCACCGTCCCACCGAAGATCGTATCACCCGTGACGAGTAGCTCGGTAAGTTCTGCAACTTCCGCACCTATGTCACCAATGATAAAGGGATCAGGGATACTTAGAGTAATATTCCCTGCGACACCAGTACCATTGGCGACATCGATTTGGTTTACTGTTCCTAGAATCTCGCGAGTCGCTGCAGTACCATCGCCAGTTCTTACAACGAACCCGGTAGTCGTCAATGCAGCGTATGCGACAAGATCAAGATCATATGGTTGGATGTCAACTCCGATTTCCAGACCAAGCACTTTCCGCGCACCCGCAGCAGTAGCTTGCCCGGTTCCACCTCTTTGCAGAGGTACAGTTGCACCCGTAGCCATATTAATTCCTTCCTAGTGGAGTAAAGCTAAACACCATACCCTGAATAGTATATGGTGCGACGATAACACCCGTCTGACTGATTGTGACCTGTACGGAGTATCCTGATCCCTGAGTATTTAGAAAGAACACAGGCTGAGCAGAACCACCGAAGACAGACCCATCATCATACAACGAGCCATCATCGTAGACGGCTAGGTCTTCACCGGCAGTCAAAGCATAACCTGAGGGGTTCTGGACTTCTGTTCGGTCCCAATCATAGGTCAAATTGACCGTAGTGGCAAACGGGCCTTCGATACGAGCAAAGAGGTCTACACGGTGGATATTCTTCCGTATCGTAGTATCCCCAAAGTCGAGATAAGGCGTCTTATAAATTGCAGAGATAGCTGCACCGTCGAATGATGGACCTACCTCCATTTCCCATACGTTACCGTTATAGTCACCGAAGACAGAGACTTCTTGGTTGCTTACGTAGCCAGACCAAGCACAGTTAGCATGGAAGCCTTCAAGCTCTCCAAACTCCCACTTAGCCTCACCACCCCAAGTACGGACAGCACCACAGAGACCATAAGCTACGTCATTCGAGACTGATGCACCATCCATAAAGTATCTAAACTGGTTCTTACCCCGAAGGACGACAGAACAAAGCTCAGACATAATGAAACGGTTGCCGTAAGTAATAACCGTATTCTGAATCTGCTGACTGATCAATGACAATTCTACGTCACCGATACGATCAGTACCCGCAATAGGACGGACACCATCTGAAGCTAAGTACAGCAGATTACCTCCTACTTCGACAACCGAATCAGAGGCTACACAGCCCATGTTTCCGGTAACTTCCTGAATAACAAACCCGAAGGCTGTATCCGATAGTATCTTCGAAATGGCTTTTTCACCAAAGACGAAGAGTTCATCACGGAAGGAGTCGATCTGTACGACATCGAAGCGTGGTAGGATTTGACCAGCACCCATAGCGACTGTGAAGTCCAACGGGATACTAGGTGCTGAGTGAGCTACAATACCGGGGTACTGAGGATCGCCAGCGAGGAACAGAGTATTCTGGAAGTAACTGATATACTTAGGGGCTTCGACAGCTTGATCGCCACCTTCACCACCTGATGCAGCAACATCGATATCGTAGTAATTAACCCCATCCCAGACACCAGCAAAATTGACTCCATCGACAAAAGCGAGGAATCGCATATCTCCGTCAGTATAATCTGCGAAGCGAATACGGGTAACACCGTTGGCTAGCCGAGCAGGGATCGATGTCACGACACTCCAACCGAGACCGGGAGTCAGTTCATAGAACCTGTAGTTCGGATCGCCTACGAGCTTTCTGGCTGCGATACGCCGAAGAGTATCTGCATTATCTAAGAAGAGCCATACACCGAGGACTTCGTTCTCAGCAGGATTCACAAGCGAGGTGACTTCCTTAAAGTCAGGATCGAGACCAACATACCCTGAGATACGCCGATATCCACCCGAAGCGGAAGTCTCGTAGTTGACAAGAGCAGGAGCCGAACCGATAGACTGTTCAGAAAGGATCAGGAAGTTCTCGGAGGTATTGAGACCACCCTGACAGACTAGTCGTTGATTCTGGATTTCATCCTGCATATTAGCCTCTCACGTAGCCAGACATACTATGACGGCTATATTTAGCTCCACCACCCTGATTGACTGTACGAACAGTCGCAGAAGGCGAACGGGGGATAAGGTTATGAGCCATGACATCCATAGCATCATTAAAGGTTCTTGTCTGGAGTTCAGCCCGAGCCATGTTGTCGTAGAACATATACATTTCTATCAACGCACCAGCTACGATAACCCAGTCGTACAGACTAGGAATGCTTGTCTCATCATCGAAAGCAGACACCCGAGTATCATCTACAGAGTAGTAGAATACAAGCATATAGGCTTGGTCAGGAGTCGGAGTCACTCCGTATCCACCACCATGATCTTCGAAGACCCAATCAGGACGGCCACGGCCATCGGGGAGGGAGTCGAGGTCTACATCCTTTTCTGTACGATAGTACTCATCCTTAGATACGAAATCCAGTCGATGTGTACCAGTCGAGAGGGTATCATCCTTTTCGATATAAAAAGTATCCCAATCGACATCTTTCCAGTTATCCGGCCAAGAGTAGATATTCTCACCGGGGGTCAGAACCTGAAAGCCTACGAGGTTGTTAAACGGCCACTGAACCTTCTTGGTATTGATCTGTTGGATGGCGTGGAGTACACCCCGCTTCGCAGCAGCATGGACCCCACGAGCATCCGCAAAAGTCAGTTCGGTTAGTTCTACTTCATTGACCTGAACCAAAACCTGATTGACTAGGTTGAGATAGTTCGAAGAAGCGTATACCGTCCCTCCAATAGGACCACTAGTCATAATAGGCATAAAGATGATCCTTACTTTAGAGGTTTACCACAGTGAGGGCATGTAGGAGTAGTCTGAGTAACAGGGCCACTAGTCGTGATCATGTCGCACTCACAAAGTTAGTCCAGATAGCAGCGCCGGTTGTATTGACGTACAGGCGGGTAGCAGTCGTAGAACCAGTCGTATTGATGTAGATCGAACCCTGAGCAGCGATCAGCGTAGGCGCACCCGAACCGAAGAAGATACCAAGGTTGTTGGCTGTACCGAAAGTCAGTCCAGAACCAGCCTGACCGCCAGCGGGCGTAGCCGTAGCAGACATGACCTTGACTGCTAGAGCAGAGTTGACCAGACCAGTGAAGCTGATCGTGCCGTTGCTACGAGCAATCGAAATCGAAGTACCGAGGACCGAGCCAGCATCATCATAACGCTGAAGCGTCAGATCAGCCC